ACATCACACAATGTGCAGCCGCCAACGGAATGCACCGTAATACTCTTTTTGCGATGCTTTCACGAGGTTATGAATGTGATTATAGATTAGTATGATGACTATAACTAACGAGGACAATATGCTTTTAATGGCACGTTATCCAGACAACTATTTTGACTTGGCTATTGTAGACCCGCCTTACGGTATTGGAGCAAATAAAATGACTTTAGGAAACGGTAAGAAAAAGATTTATAGAGGTTTAAATGATTGGGATAAAACCATTCCAAATGAAAATTACTTCAGTGAACTTTTTAGAGTTTCAAAACATCAAGTTATTTGGGGTGGTAATTATATGACTGAATTTTTAACACCGACTTCTTCGTGGTTATTTTGGGATAAAGGAACTGGGGATAATGATTTTGCTGATGGCGAATTAGCTTGGACAAGTTTTAATGGAGCGTTAAGAAAAATAACCAAAAGTTGGGTTGGAGCAAATGCAAAAGATGGTTTATGTAGAATACACCCAACACAAAAACCTATTTATTTATATTCTTATATTCTAAATAAATACGCCAAACAAGGCGATAAAATACTCGATACACATTTAGGTTCTGGAAGTATTGCCATCGCTGCCCACGATTATGGATTTGATTTGACGGCTTGTGAACTTGACCGTGAATACTTCGACAAAGCAATGGAACGCATTAACAACCACGTGGCGCAACAAAAACTGTTTTAGTTAATAAAATGTTAAATAATATACAAAGTGTATATATATTTTTTAAGTTTGTACCAATTAAAAAACTAAATTATGAGCAAATTACAATTTTTTGAATTAAGAGCCGAGGAAATGACGGCTATGTATGATAGCACTTTTACAAAGAAAGATGCTGTTAAAACTGGAGAGCAACTAATCCAATCCGTACTGGATGATGGGAGTTGCGACATTATGCAATTAGGGGCAAATTTAGCCCGTCTGGAGCAAGTTGTTTCAAGTGCGATGGCAAAGTTTAGAAGTCACATTATCGACACAGAAAAGCAGGTTATTTTAGGCGTTGAATTTTCGCCCGTAAATGGTGGTAATACCGTAAATTATGCAGACGATGAAATATGGTCCACAATTAAGGCGGATTTAGATGCTCGGACTGAACAGCTGAAAATGGCACAGAAACAAGATACGTTTGATGCTTATGGAAATCAAGTACCGAAAGTTTCAACAACACCGAGAAAATCATCAATAACAATAAAATTTTAAATTATGCAAGTAGAAATGATAGTAAAAAAATTAAGCGAATCTTATGAAGATTTTGAAATGAAAGTTAATCGTGAATTATATTTTTGGATAAAGGAAAGTGTAGAAATTAAAGATGTTAATATGATTTATGATGGCAAAACTTTAATTGCAATTATTAAATATATTTAGTATATTTGCTAAACAATACGGTCAGGTATTGAAACTAAAAATTATTTCAAGCCCTGATATGCCTTTACTGACCTAAAGGATTTTATCAGGGTTTTTAAATTAATTATTATGAAAAACGAAATTCAAATAATGCCAGTAAATGACATTATGATTATGGCGAAAACTTTTGCCGAAAGTGGAATGTTTACCGATGCTAAAGCAATGGGTCAAGCATTTGTTAAAATTCAAGCCGGGCAGGAAATCGGAATACCTCCTTTTGCTGCAATGAGTGGTATTCATATCATCCAAGGTAAACCAACGCTCGGGGCTGGATTAATTGCAAGTGCCGTTAAAGGTTCTGGCAAGTATGATTATAAAGTTAAAGAAATGAACGAAAAGATTTGTTCTATTGATTTTTTTCAAGGAGCTGAAAATATCGGTAATTCTACTTTTACGATTGAAGATGCAAAAAAAGCATTGACAAAAAACATCGACAAGTTTCCTAAAAATATGCTTTTTGCTCGTGCAATTTCAAACGGAGTTAAATGGTTTTGTCCTGATGTGTTTGCTGGACCAGTTTACGTGCCAGAAGAAATGCCAGAGCAAACAGTAGATGTGCCACACGTTGAAATAATAGAACAGCCGAAAATATCTAAATTAAGTCAAAAGCAAATTGATAAAATTTTGATTTCGGATATTGCGACTGTGAAAAAAGCATTAAAAGCAATTGAAACAGGAACGGCTGAAGCCACTCCAGAGCAAGTTGCACAAATTGAAATCTATCACGAACTATTAATTAATTCTTAAATATAAACAACAATGAGTAATCAAAAAAATTATGCAGGATCAATTGCTTTGACAAAATTACAAAGCGCAATTATTACCACAAAAAAAGGTGCAAAATGCATTTTAATTCCAATTGATGCAAACTACCTTACTGAAAAAGATGGTTCGGTTTACATTAATTGCAATGTAGTTGTTAAAGATGAAATCGACCAATACGGTAATCACGGTTTTATCAGTCAAAAAATGAATACTGAAAAGTATAAGGAACTTGGCAAAGATAAAGCCAATGAAATTAAATTGCCAATTTTAGGCAATATCAAAAACTTTGCAGGATTGACAAACGACAATGCAGGAACTACACACATTGCCGAGCCTATTAATCCTGAAGAGGATTATCTACCGTTTTAAAATTAAATAAAAAAAGGCACGTAATTAAATTTGCGTGCCATTTTTTTTCAAAAAATTAGTAAAAAATTTAACTAAAAAAATATATGAATAATATAAAATTAAATACAGAACAAAATCGATTAAAATTAGATTTATTATTTTGGATTGCAAATAATGATATAGGTTATTATGGAATCTTAGGAGCTGGAGGAACTGGAAAGACTTTTACAATTACTAATATTTTTTCTGAAATTGCTGAAAGTGTTATTTTTTTAGGAGCAACTAATAAAGTAGTTACAGTATTAAAAGAAAGCCTAATAAATAACGGAATGGAAAATCCAATATGCAAAACAATTGATAGTTTTTTAGGGTTTAAAATTGTTAAAGACCACGAAAATAAAAACACAATTACATACCGATTACCAAGTGCAAAAAATATTCCTGATATAATTGTTATTGATGAAGTTTCAATGATTACTTTTCAAAAAATAGAACAAATTGAAAAGTTATCTGAAAAATGTAAAATAATTTTATTGGGTGATTTTATGCAATTACCCCCTATTGAAGAAGATAAATATAATATCGTTAGGAGTTCCGACGGTTTTTTAATTTCAAAAGTTTTTACAAAATTAAATAATCAAAATAGTTTCACACTTACAATACAAAATCGCCAAAAAGATGGAACAGCACTTTCTGAAATTATCGCAAACTTTAGAAAATTTATGGATAAAAAAATAGATCCAAAACTTTTAGCAAATAAAAAAAACAACAATTTAGATATTCTTTTTTTTAAAACTAATGACAAAAGTTTAAAAGACTTTGTAAAAGAAAATGATGCAGTAGCAGTGTGTTACAAAAATCTTACGGTTTTGTCATTGAATTGGTTAATAGGTAGTACAAAAAGTATGCGTAAAGATTACCGATTAAATGAAATTAATGTAGGTGATAGATTAATGTTTGACCAATTTTATACAGATAAAACAACAAGTTTTTACACTTCAAACATTATAACTGTTAAGAACATTGTAACCAATTGTGAAGAGCGGTTTGAAATAAAATCTACAATTACTAAAACAATAATTTACAACAAAATTTTTATCGAAGATGAATATGGTAACGAAGATATAATTAGATATATTTATGGAGGTTTATATGGACAAAATGGAGGTGGTGTATCTTCAAGTGTTTACGGACAAAGAACAACTTATTTAAAACATATAAAAGAGGGTAAAAATATAATTGAAAATAAAAAATTTCTTAAAGACCTCAATACAAGATTTTCAGATTATCAAAATAGCTTTGCAAAACTCAAAAGACCTTATGCAATTACTTGTCACAAAGCACAAGGCAGTACTTATAAAAATGTTATTATTCCTGTATATGATTTTTATGCTTTAAATTATAAAGATGCAAATCAGTTGCTTTATGTGGCAATGTCCAGAGCAAAAGAAAAAATAATATTTATTGATAAAAATGAACAATTTGATGACACAAGCAAAAGACACTCTTTTTCTGAATTTGAAAAGCAATCAATAGCAAGTGCGCATAATTATCAATGTGCAAATTGTAGAACTAATTTAGTTGAGCGAGAATTTGATTGTGATCATAAAATCCCACTAGCACTTGGAGGCAAAAATAGTATTGAAAATTTACAGCCACTTTGTAAAAAATGTCACAAAATTAAAACATCAAAAGAAAAATATTAGTATTTTAGCAATCCGAAACTTTAGTAAAAAATTTAACTAAAAATATAAATTAAAAATTATGAATAAACACAATGCAACATCAAAAGTTCAAAAAATGAGAAACTATCACACAGACGATGAAGTTTGTAAAAAAATAGGAATTTCTAAACCTACACTTTATGTAAGATTGAAAACTCATAACTGGAAAATATCTGAAATTTATTTAATTGAAAAAATTGATTTATTATGATACTCAAAGAAGCCGTAAAGCGATTGTCTTTTACAATATCAAAAGGCAATAAACCAAACCAAAACGATGTTGATGCTTTTAATGAAATCATAAGAAATCTTAAACTATCGGAGCAAGAAACGTTACAAGAAAATTTATTATTTGCTAAACTTTATACTTTCACTTTATCGGAATTGTTAGCGTACTATACCGATATAGAAATGGCAAATAAGGAAATTAACAGAATACTATCCGAGCCGATGGCAATTGAAAAACTGCAGATGTCACTTCGCAGAATGGAACTACAAAATTATTTTAACAGAAAAAAAATACTTGATCCGTTTTTAAAAAATAAAACAGCCAATGAGTTGGAAGAAATCCACGAAAGATACAAGAACAAGTTACCCGGATTGAATGTTTTGGAGTTTGAGAAATGTGGCAACAACTGGGATGCGGAAGCCGTGAAATACAATATTGAAAACTCAATAAATTTGTCAATTAAAAACTTTAAAAATTATGTATGAACCAATAGTAATATTACAAGAAACGGAAGTAGTTTTTGATTTTACACAAATTGAAAAGTTTAAAGTTAAAATTACAGATGAAATACCTATGCCAGAAATAGTATTGTCTATTTGTGATGTTAACGGAGAAAATAAACGTATGGTAATGACACGGGAGAATATTAGTTGCGTTACTGCACAGGCAAAAGTGGGTAAAACTTTTTTAATAAAATTGATTTTGTCAGCTATTTTAAAAAGGGGTATTTTTCAAAATAGATTGTTAAGTGAACTTCCAAAGGGTAAAGATAAAATCTTGTATATTGACACCGAACAATCAAAATACCACGTTAAACTTGGATTAATGCAAATCAAAAAGATGCTTGGATATGATGGAGAAAAGGAACTTGATAGAATGGATGTGTACCAATTTGACGCGGTTTCTACACCAACAAGGTTGGAATACGTAAAGCACTTAATTTATCTAAACAAACCCGATTTTGTTGTATTGGATGGTATATCTGATTTGGCACTTGACACAAACAATCTTAAAGAAGCTGATGAACTTGTAACTAATTTGCGGATTTGGGCTACTGAAAACAACTGCCACATTTGTAACGTAATCCATCAAAACCCGAATGATATTCAGACTAAAATGAAAGGGCATTTAGGCACGAAATTACAAGATAAAAGCGAAATAGTTATAGGAGTATCAATTGATAAAGAAAATGATTGTAATCGTATTGTTCAATCTTTAGCTTCCAGAAATAGAAAGCCTGATGCTTTTCAGTTTTCAATACTTGAGGATGGTATGCCAGAAATTCAAAACGAGGATGTTTCAATTTTTAAAATGACTGGCAAAAAAGCACCAAAGATGGATAAACCAGATTATCAATTGTTTCAAATATTAACGGCTGCATTTAGTAAAGTTAGTGGCGAAGTGAAATCATATCGTTACGGTGAAATGGTGCAACAGATTTGTCTTGAATTTGAAAAACAATTTAAAGAAAACATAGGCGATAATATGGCAAAGAAACTATTAACGAAGTTCATTGATAATAAATGGATTTTGAAAAGCGGAGATGCAGGACAAAGCCGTTACTTTTTAGGAGAATTTGAAAACAACTTTTTGTAAGAAAAACTAACTGGTTTAAACTAGTTTAAAAGCCTGATTAAACTAGGTGGTTTAGTACCCCTTATAAAGGGGACTAAACTACTAAACCACTAAACTAGTTTAATTGATTAAACCACTAAATGAAAAATAACAATATGAGTATAAAAGAAAAATATAGCGTAAAAAGTATTGACACTTCACAAAGTAAAGAGTGGTTGTTAAAAAAGCATTATGCAAAAAGACTTTGCAGTATATCTTATTGCTTTGGATTGTTTACTGATAATGTTTTAGTTGGTGTTTTAACAATAGGCAAACCAGCATCTCCTCAATTATGTAATGGCATATGTGGTGTTGAAAATAGTAAATATGTTTATGAATTAAATAGACTTTGTATAAATGATAATTTAGAAAAAAATGTTTTATCTTTTTTTGTTTCTTCATCATTAAAATTAATTAAAGAAAATATAATTTTAGTTAGTTACGCAGATACACAAATGAACCATAATGGTTATATTTATCAAGCTACAAATTGGATATATACAGGGGCTACAAAAGAAAGAACTGATATTGGATTTGAGGATGGCACTCATTCCAGACATTATAATAAAAACATTGATTATTCTATTAGAAAGTTTAGAAGTTCAAAACATAGATATATTTATTTTTTAGGTAGGTTAAAAAATACGTTTCAAAAAGAATTAAAATATAAAACAGAACCATATCCAAAAGGAGAAAACAAAAGATATGATGCAAGTTATATTCCAACAATTCAAACACAACTTTTTTAAATTATGAAACTACAAGACAAAATCAACAACTACAAAAAAACACATAAGAACACGTCTGAACACGTTTTTAAGGACGGTACGCAATTAAAAGGGAAATTGCATACTTGGATAGATAATTGTTATTTAGATGCCGTAAATGAGTTTAAAACGCTTGGAACAAAAAACACTGCAAATTGGCTTGACAATTTGTTGAAGTGAAAATAAAAATCATTAAATTTGTAACTGTTTCATAATTAATTAATTTTACCTCCGCCTGCAGTGGCAAATGTAAGTGGAGGTTTTTTAAAAAATAAATGCTTGAACAGTTAGCAAAGAAAGATACATACTGGCGGAAAATCGCCTTAAAAATCTGTAACAATAAGATGTTAGCGGATGACTTGGTTAACGATATGTATCTGGCTTTGAACAATTGCAATAAAGAAATTAACGATTTTTATGTAATTGTTACCATAAAAAATTTATTTTTACAGGAATTAAAGAATAATAAGTCAACCGATTTAAATGATAATTTCACAAGCGATGCGCCGTTTGAGTTGGATGATCAAGAAAAGAAAATAGTTGACAATGTGTATTGGGTTGCAAAAGATTATATCGAAATGAATGAGACGATGTCAGTCCGGGAGATTGGCAAACTTTTAAATACTAATTATAATTTTGTTCACCACACAATTAAAAAAGAGAAATTAAAATGGCAAAAAGAAAAAATTACGAAGCTAAATTTGATAAAAATTCAAAAGTAATTTCAGTAGGATTTACTGATAAACCATTTTTGGTAATTTTGAAAGGTAGGACTTGGCGATACAATCGAAAAAGTAATAAAAGCTACAGGCTTGGATATATTTGTAGATGGCAAAGATTGTGGATGCGATAAACGCAAAGAATATCTTAATAACTTATTCCCTTATCGAACTAAAGCCAGATGCTTTACGGAACAGGAATACAACCAGTGGCAACAATTCACAAAGATTAAAACAGTAACTTTATCAAAAGAACAAGTTGATTTTGTTTGCGAACTTTACGCTTCTGTTTTTAACAGACCCGTTTGGTTACCGTGTGCAAGTTGTAGCCCGAAGCCGTTAATAAATATGATTGATAAACTTGATGTAATTTATGGAAGTTATGAAAAAAATATTTAGCATTTTAGCAATTGCAACCTTGATGAGTTGCACGCCAGAAACAGTTACTGTTG